GAATAAAAGTCAGCTACACCAGTAGCAGCCGAAGTCATAGTTTCTACTTTTTTGCCAAATTCTATAGAGTTTTTAAATTCATCTTCAGCAAATTTTTGATACTTTTTAGATAGGTCAAAGTTTCCAGATGCTTCTGCTTCTTCAGCTAAATCCAAATATTCTTTAGATTTGTTTTGTGAATTGATAGCAAAATTCTGCATTCTTTCTTGCGTGTTCTTTTGCATACCTTCTGGCATTAAATTATATAAGCCACCGCTAGTCGCTTGCATTAAGTTTTCAAAAGATTCTTTAGGGCTTGTTACAGCTCCAACAATATTCGATACTGCTTGTCCAGCACTAGGTATAAAAGATTTTACAGCCTCAAGAGGAACTTCTGATGCTGCATATGTTCGTTGTATTTCAGATAAATCTGTTGGTAGATCATCCATAGGTACTAGGTTTTGCTTTTTTTTAGGTAAAGCAAAAGGTAAATCTTCTTGAGGTACTATTGCCATTTTTTATCCTTAGTCTATGTATTCAAATTCAGAACCATTCCATCTAGCTTTTCTGCCAGATTTTGTGGTAATTGTTTGACCAACATCAAACCCTGACTCTTTTTGTAGCTTTTGTCTTTCAGGTGTTTTTTCTGCTTTTTCTAGAGCAGCTGCTAACATTTCTGGACCGCCTGCTTTTTCTACAATATCACTATAAATAGTAATAACTCGTTCTAAGTTGTAGAGTAAAGTTTCAGCATTCTGGCCTTGATCTAAACCACCTAAAACAGACTGCAATGTTTTTAACTGTGTTTGAGGAATTTGTCCTAAACCTGCACCACTAGCTTTAATATCTAATAATTTATCAATACCGATATTAGATCTAACAGATTCAATCATAAGGTTAGTCGTATATGCTGGCCCAAACCCTATATCTTTACTAGCAAAACCAGCTGGTCCTGTAGTTAATTTAGGATTAGCTTTGATCAAATCAATGGCACGCTGTGCATCCTCAATCACAGTTCCACCAATAACACCTTTTGACTCTGCCATTGTTTCTTTTTTCTCAATCTCACTTTGAAGTTTTACAGTGTCAGCTGTGCCTTCAATTGGAACTGCAATTGGAGCTTGAGTTTCTGGATTAACTTTTACCTGACCAGTCATAGGATCACGAACCCATGTATATCCTGCTGGAGGTGTTCCATATGGGCTGGCTTGCAATCCTCCTCCAGTTGGTGATTTCATTTTCATGGAGTTTTCTATAGCTTTTAATTGAGAAGCCTCTGTTAAAGTAAAATTATCTGGATCTGTTGCTCGTTTAGTAAATAAACGTACATACTCATCATCTAATTTTGGCTTTTCAACTTTACCTTGTTTTACTAATTCAAGAAGTGCATCATCGGTGGCAAGTTTAATAGCTGCCATTTGTGTTGGGTTGTATTCTCCACTAGCTTCTAGTTTTTGAATAATATCTGCTCGTTGTTTTAGTTTTTCTTTTTCTCTTTGAGCTTTATCAATTTTAGTGCTAAATTCAAAACCTTTCATATAGTCTTGATAAGGTTGATCCATAGCCTGTAGGCCCATAAGACCAGCTTTACCTAGATAAGGTGCTGCACTACCATAACGACCTGTTTTAGGTTGTGCAAGATAGCCAAGACCAGCTGTAAGCAAACCTCTAACCAGAGATTGATTTCTTAATTGATCTAAATCATCAGATGTAATTTGACCAACCTCTTCCAATTTACCTAAGTATGTAGGAGCTGGTGCTACATAATTAAGTATGTTTTTTAAGTCTATAGCCATTGCTTATCCTTATCCGTAAAATCTAATTTTTTTGTCAATATCACTGCTTGGTACATTAATTGCTAATAATCTACCCTCATCAGGTGCAACTTCTTTTCTGGTGATTTTGCCTGCATCTAATCCAGAAATATCCATAAATGGTTCTGTTTGAGCATTGTATGCTTGATTAGCTAGTTGTGTGTATGCCATCATGTCACTGTTTGATAAATCATCACCAATTAATCCGCCAAACAATTTTGCATCTTCTGCTACATCACCAGTGCCTGTCATGCCGCCATATTTTTTAAGGTTATCCATTGTTTCTTGTTCTGCTGGTGAATACACATAACCATTGGTCATAGGTGCTTCATCAACAGGAATTGGTGTATAGTCTGGATATTTTTGTACGCCTACTGTGTTGCCTACAGAAGCATTCGATCCACCTAAACCGCCAGATGCTCTTGCATAATCCATACCCATGTCGTAGTTTTGTAATGCAGAGTTGCCACCTAATAAACTAGAGTATTGACCATCAGTTGCTGGTAAAGATGTTGCTAATCCTGTACCTGCATTAGCTGCAGCACCACCAACAGCACCAGTGGTAGCACCTGCTAATTCTAAACCACCTAGTGTTGGAGTAGATGTGGCTACCTTAGCACCGTCTTTAAATAAACTAGAAGCACCGCCAAAATCAACACCGCCTAATAAACCTTGTGTAGCTGCACCAATAGCAGCACCTTCTAAAGCATTTCTTCCAGAAGCCATTGATGATAAAGCACCAATAGCCATAGGAACGATAAATGGAGTAAACCAAGCCATTATTTACCTCCTGATGATTTAGTTGTAGAAACTTGACCAACAGGTGCGCCATAAGCTGCAGATAAGAATGATGATAATTTGGTGTAAGGTTTATTTTCCTCAAACTCAAATCTGCCGATATCTGCTTCAAGTGCTTTTTGTTGATAGTCCTCAGTTGTCTGGCCCACGTTTAGCAATTGCTGGATATCAGCGTAGTCGGCCTGTGCTAATGAAGGTGCTTGTGTAATTGCACGTTCTTGAGCTGCTCTTTCTGCTGCGTAGTTTTGATATGCTAATTCACCAGCTTTATTTACTAATGTGTTTGAAAGTGTTTTAGCTGCACGATCCTGCAATGTGTCCATTGATCCAGAACCATAACGGCCTGCTTTTGATGCTTGAGATGCAACATTTTTCATTGTGTCATAATATTGCGTTTCAGCTGCTTGTCCAGCACCTCTAAGTGCTTGGTTAAAGTATGGGTTTAAACCTAAATTTTGACCTTGAATAGTAGCAAGGTTAGCTTGTTGAGCTGCAGGCACTAATGGATTTCCTGCTAATGCTCTTTGCTGTGCTGCTTGTAAACCAGCTTGTGTTTGTGCTGATGGATCAACATAAGTTTGATATGGATAATAAGATGGAGTATCTGTTTGGTATAACGCTTTAGCCTCTTGCAAACCGTATTTGACAAATGGCCTAACAGTTGGATCAAGCTGTGTTGATGTTTCAGTTTTACTACCACCTCCTCCACCGCCACCATAAAAGGTAAACGCATCTGGATTTAATCCAAATAAGGTTTTAAAGATTTTTAAAAAGGTCATAATTTTAACTCCATTAGTGTATATTTAGGTTGCATACCCCATTTGATCCGCCATAATCTGACGATACCATCTAGTTTGGTAGAACCTTGTATCTTTGTTCCACCATTATTTCTTACCCATGTACAGAACTGCTCCCAACATTTATTATTGGTAACACCACCGATATAGGTAATGTAAGCGACTCTGTCATTAGGATAGTTTATCCACTGTACGGTAAATGCACAGTGACATTGTTTGTTGTCATCTAACACAAGAAGTAAGTCTGACTGTCCTTGTGCTACGAATTGTTTTAATTGGTCTATTGTAAATTCACCAGAACTTACATCTATTGCTTTTTGTAAGTGAGGTACTGCTAAATCCCAGAATTGGTGAATATGATTGGTAGGTACTACAAATAGGTTTTTTTCCATGATAGAAATCCTAGATATACACTACCCTATTATAACATATCCCCATGTATTATCTGAAACACTATTAGGCAAGTGTGTGATGGTTGCCTGCCCTTTTTGTCTGTCACTAATATAGGGTTGTAATCCTGTGCCTGATGTTTGACTAGGATATGCCATACACATTGTGATTGTTAAAGATGGCACAGCAGGTCTTACATAAGGTGATGCAATAGCATCTTCTTTTGTTAAAGTAACATTAGCATCATCTACTGCTGCAACCACTTCTACATAATCATTTGCTACTAAATCTAATGGGTGTTTTACCATCACATGAGCAGCACCATTAATAGAACCCTGTTTATCAGGAACTGTCACTGACTGGCATGAGTGTGGCACATCTGTTCCATTGATTCTAAACCATACATACGCATTATGTATTTGTGATAATGGATTCTCAAATCGTGCCATAACATCTATATCATAACAACCTGCATAATCAACTGTAATCTGGTTACTAGCTAATGACATACCATATGCTTTTTCTTCATCTGCAATTGCTAATACTGTTGGTGTGTTTGCAGTAAATGTTTGATTAGTGTCATCTTCAAACAACCCATGTGGTAATTGATACCCTGTAGATGCACTAGAAATAGTTAGTGGTACTAATATAATCTGTGAATCAGGACTAATACGCTCATTGTATATTGTAGTTGTAGTTGCTCCACCAGTTGATAATGTAACTGTTCCTGTGTTATTTGTCTTACCATTTAAGATAAGATTAGTAACTTCAGCAATCTCACGAGTATCTGCATACTGTGGTTGTAATCTTCTAAACTGCATTATCTATTACCTTGTGGTTTTACATCTACATCTATAGATACAGCATTTGTCCAGTTACCAGTAGGACTAATAGATAGTCTATGATAACGACCAGCACTCCTTAAACTAGCACGACCTTCAGAGGATGCAGATACAGATGAACCAAATTGTATGTTATCGTCTAGTTCTCTTCTTGATGCTACTTTAATATCCGCACTACCATTATCTACTTGTGGTCTAGCAAGTGTTACTACAGAGTTATATCCTAACTCTAGATCAGGTGTGATAATTTCTGAATTATATGTAGAGCCTGTAAAAGTAACAATCTTTGTGTCTTTAAATCCTGCAAATAAAAACTTACCACCAACCCATAATCTATCATCTAATGATGCAGGTAGAGCATCTATACTTGTATATCCTAATACAGTTTCTAATGCTTCTAATGTGTATCCAGTAGTAGCCAAGCTACCAACACCAGTGGCTAAAGTTGTTGCTCTTGACCATTTGTTAAGTTGCCAGTTGTAAATTAAAATGCTACGACCACCATCAACATTTTTATAATTCCAAACTACAAGTTTTTTAATAGGATCAGCTGCAGATGACATAGAACTTAAATCTGTTAAGTCTGCATCGTCAAAAAAGTATCGATCTACTTTTTCTGTACCAATTCCTGTTACTGTTTGACCATCACATTTGTAAAATCCGTCAGCAGATAAGAAGAATGATGTTGCACCATACTGTGCAATACTGTTACCTTCTAAACAACCTAGTCCTCTTGATATAGTATCAAACTGAAAGAATAATGGTGACCCAGCATAAGAC